AATAGAATCTAGGTCTTGTAGAATCCATCAGTATGACTTGTTGGTTCGGGAAAATTCTATAAGCGTTTGCGCTCTCTATTCCATTGACATATTGAATGCCCTGTGTGTTGAACATGATTTTCTCCTTTTTTCTTTTATTCTGACACGCATACGCCCATGAGACAATTTACGAAAAAGGTACAAAAAAGGCATAAAAAAAGAAGGGGTCGGAATCGACCCCTTACAATACTTTCCCTATTTTCCTGTTTACACGTTGAGAATATTTCCTTGCTGTGTCTGCTGATATGTTGAGTGCTTCGGCGATTGCTTCTAAGGGAATCCCTCTTGACCGCATCTCAAATACTTCAATCTCTAAATTGACAAAATTGCAATTTTCACGAAAGAAGTCGAGTTCCGGCTTTGTGAAGCCACATACCCGCATGTTTTCTCCTATTCTTTTATCTCTTTCTTTACCTGTTCGTAGACAGCTTCAATAATTTTGTCTAATTCGTCGGCAGAGACATTGATTTTCAGTTCTTTCAGCTTATTGGAAACAAACTGCAAGACCTCTGCTTTTTTCTTTTCGCCTGTTTCAGACTGCATCCACTGTTTCGCCCATCTGACTGAAACTTCCGTCCAGTACATGATTGTTTCCTGCTTTTCTTTGCTCATTTCAGCCTTTGCAGTCTTCCATTTTGTCGTCACAAGCGGGACTAAAACGCCTGTGATAATCAGTGTGCATAAGCTAATAATTACTTCCGTCCAGTTTACCATGTTACTCATCCTTTCCTTTTACCTTAATACCGGCTAATAATGCGAGTTCAATCGTCCATGCGCCAAACCATGCAACGGTCAGCGCATCAGGCACCGTCTTGTCCTTATAAGACAGCACCAAGACAACAATGGTATACCAAATGATATTGACCATCGCCGCAATAACAAACTTAGTTCTTTTCTTCATGGCTCACCCCGTTCTTTAACTCCATGTGATAGATACGTTTTTCGTGGTTTTCAATTTTTCTATCCTGTTCATCGTTGTGATCCCATAAGCGCTTACGGGACAGACTGGCATGCTCTGTCTCTTCCTTGAGGTCGTCCTTGATCTTCTGCATATCGTCTTTCAGTCCCTTTACTGATTCGTTTAATGATGTGATGCTTTTTGTCAATTCCGTCACGCCACTGATTAACGGTCGCGCCAACGTCCAAAACAACCCGAACAAGCTGCCCAATGCGATAACTAACATACCAAGAAACTGTGCTGTATCCATAACTAAATCTCCTTTATATACTCTCTGATTCCATTGATTCTTGCGTAGCCCTTATCGGTTTTTAGCCACGTCCCTTGCGGAATTCCGGTTACATACTCGCTTTTTTTCAGCTTTCCAGCTTTGGGTGCTGTAAGCGATGCCTTTTGTCTGATATTGACCGTAGAAAGCACTCTATAGGTCCTTTCTGCAACTTTCGGACAATAAATGAACCCCTGCAGCTTGTATCCGGTAAAGTATGTGTACGGCGGTTTTAAGGTCATTGTGCGGAACCGGAACTTCTTGTATCCGCTCTCGCCAATTACAATGGAACCGTCAGCCTTGATATCCTCGACAATAGCAACATGCCCTTTGCCCTGCGCCTCACCACCGACTTTCGACCAACAAATAACGGCTCCAAGTCGTGGCGTATCGCCGCGATCGTAGCCGTCCTTGATGTTCTTATACCAGTTTCCCGCATTGCCAAGAGAAAGCTTCGGTGCTTTGCCGATAATTTCATACCATCTGCCCCAAGCATACGCTGTGCAGTTTGGCAGTCCGTACCCTGCGCTATGGAACGGATTTTTCCTCGTCCACAACACGTTATTCGGTTCGGGTGCTTTTAACCTTGGTTTGTACATATCTTCTCCTTTCTAGTACGGACTGTGTTTCGCCGTACTGAGCGCCAAAAATATTGCCCTCTTCTGCGCAGTACTGAATCCGCTGTTCTGATTAAAAAAGGACACAATTTCGTCTTTGCTGTAGCTTCCGTTTCCGTTTGCGTCTATGACTTCTGCCACTTGGTCTAATTGATCCGGTGTAACGCCTGACTGCTTCAGCCATGTTGCACGCTGAACGGCTCGTTCTGATGTCATAACTGATGCCACATCCGCAGATTGATCATTATCGAGTAAAGCATATGCTTGACCGATAGACTTCTTGTACCCGCTGTCCTTAACGATTGTTTTTGCAGTGTTTACATCGTACAACGTAACACCACGTTTCTTTAATTCTGTTGCATCATCAATCGCACTTTGAGATGTCATAGCCTTTGCTAAGTCAGGAGATTTTCCGCTTTCCAAGAGTGCATACGCCTTGGCAACGTTGCTGTCGTAGCCTTGCACGATGCTCTTTGCCTCTGCATAATCTTCTTTGCTGATGCCAAGTTTCTTGAATTTCTTTTCATAGCTTTGCTTCTGCTGTGTATTCATTTGCGTTTCATATTCCGGATTATCTTGATACGCAGAAACAGCCGATTGCACTCTTTGGCTTGCGCTGCGGGCTATCTCATTCTTCTGTTCTCTGATTGCTTTGATCTGACGATCCTTTTCTGCTTTTGATAGACCGCTAGACAAAATCTCACGTTCTTGCTTAGACAAGTCGGATAATTCCTGTTGAATAGCGTTGTATGTCTTATTCTGGACATACGCTTGACCTTTGCCACCAGTCAAGATTTTTTCGTCATTCGCGGCACGTTCTGCTTTTTCCTTGTTGTCATAGAAATCGGAAACAACGCCAGATGAAAATCTAGGGTCTGCGGTGAACCTGTTGACAAATGGGTCTATTGTAGCACCTTTGATTCTTTCTCCTATACCCTGCAGCTGCGGGTCAGTTACCGCTTGACCTACTTGCCCTAAATACCCGCCGAAACTGTCAAGCAGATAATCGACTTTCATCGGACTTTTTAAGGTGTCTGACGGTATTCCGAGGTTGTTTGCCACATTGGAAATCCCCTTTGCAAGTCCGCTTGTCGAGTAGTCATATTGCAGCTGCGGCGAAACATTTTCAAGATTTTTCGGAACGATAGAACGTCCTGCAAAGTCCTTGTTCTGCGGCAAATTTAGGAAAAGCGGGGAAAGAACATTGTCTGTAAGCGGGTTAGGCGGAAGAAAGTTTGTTTTTAACGTTTCCGCGTATCCGTTCCAAGGGTTCGCTTCTCCGCTCAAATACCCAGCGACAACATCCATTGAAGAAGCAAATATGGATCCATACTCTCTATTGAGTGGGATTTTGATAAACGTCTTTGCGTTCCCGCTCTCATCAATCTCCCCCGCAAGGTTTGGAATACAGAAGTAGTTCTGTTTGGTTCTGTCGTTAAGGTCTTGATAATGCGGGTTTGACCAGTTATTTGCCATTAAAAGCGCATACGGAACGCCAACGACCTCAAGGCTCCTTGCTGCTGTTCTGACTGGATGTGCCTTGGCTGTTCTGACAAACTTGTCAATGCCTTGTACTGCCGCATTGAGGTAAAGCGTCCATGCGTCAAGGAATTTTGTGACCTCTCCGGCTCGTGAAAAGTTTACCGTTACTTCCGCTGATTCTGTCAATGCCCTTGCCACATCCCCATGCGCTTCCATAGACGACATAAACTCTGCAAATCTAGGTATGGATTCTGTTGCTTCACCGACAGCCCCAAGGACTGTTTTCATGCCCTCCCATATATTCTTGATAGGATTTTTACTTAAAGACAAATTCTTTTCAAAACCCTTATTCGCCTTGATATATCCGGAGGACTTACCGCCTAAAGCAAGGTATCTTTGCCACATATCGCCGTTTGTTGCCATTTCCTTGATGCCTCTGAACATATTCTTTGTCGTTTTGAGCATTCCATATTCAGATTGAATCAAAGCTGTAGGAATATCTCTTGCGGCATTCGATACGGCGAACAATGGGTTATATCCTGTAATACCGGCTTTTAATGGGTTCGTAAGGGACTTTCCGATGTTTGCAAACATCTGCATTTGCGGCGAACCAATGACATTATCCAGTTTTCCAAAAGCCTCCGCTAGGTCCTTGTTGATGTAGGCTGTGACTTTTTGACCATTTTCCATTGCGGATATGGTGTATACTTTGGAGTTTACTTCTTTCAACGCTTCTTGGTCCGCCAATGACAAAAACTCATCAATATCCGTTCCGCTGATTGGTGAAGTTTCGCTCTTAACAATACCAAATCTTTTGAGATTTTCGGGGTCTTTCCGCAGTGTGTCAATAACGCTTAGATACATGTCATTTTTTCGCGTTGATTTGACAAGCTGCTGAACCTGTTCCATCATTGCATCTTCAATCGGCACTCTGTCAAGCGTTGTACCAGCTTTGGCACCCTTGGTTCCGGCATCAACGGCGAACTTGCTTCCGCCTACTTTAACGCCCTTGTCTTTCATAAAAGCAGGAACATAGTTTGGATACATGTCGTTCATTGCTTTCCATGCCTGTTCGTTCATTCTTCCTGTATCAACAAGCCAAGCATGGGTGAATTTCTGCCAATAGTCGTTGATATCTTGCGTCATTTTCGCAAATTCCGGATGCTCTTTCAGAATTTCGTTTACGATTTTTTGCGATTCTTCCGCAGAAACGCTTCGATCAAGCGGCTTATCCTGTGCCCATCTCGCGATGTTATTTAGATTCTGCGCATAGACGTTGAATTCCTTAGAATTCTTGGAAACTGGCATAAAAACGTCCTTGAATGATCGATTGTCTATGATGTCGCCGTTTGGATTGACAAGTTTATTCGTGAAGATATATTCAGATGTTCCGCTTGCGCTTCTTGTCGCTTGAACCGCATCCGCCGCGCGTCTGTCTCCGGAAGCCTTGGAAAGCCTGTCAATCTCATGCTGTTGGTTTACAGTCGCTTTGTAGAATTTATCGAACTTTCCGCTTGCATTTTCCATCGCATCTTGAACAGTCTTAACGTCCGGATTGACAATTCCAAGGTTTTGTTTTCCTACAACATCAAAGCCACCGACCTTTGTTTCTTTGCCGGAAGGTGTTATTTTGACTTCTTCGGCAGCCTGTTTAATGGGCGGAGCAATTTCAGCGTCCTTAAACGCTTGGTTCGGTCTAGCTATATCTGCGCCAAGGTCTTTTAGCTTGACATTATTTTGGGAATTTGATACACTTTGATTAAGAGTTGATTCTAAATCGACTGCGGTAGGTTGTGGACCTACGTCGGCAGCCGATTTTGGGATCAGCTCTATTTTTTTGGCATTGTGCGTCTTTCCAGATATCTGAACTGAATTTTTAACGCTATTAGCTGTTGGAAGTTCCATTTTCGGCTCGATTTTGACGTTTTCAGCCTGTTCTGAGATGGTTTTAGGCAATTCTATCTTTGGTGTGACTTCGTCCTTTACAGCCTGTTTTACGACTTTCGGAAGTTCTCTCTTGACCGCTTTCTTTGATCCTTTCAAGGCTTTTACCACCGGAATCGCTTCCATGACACCGCCAGTAACCGCATTGATTCCGGCATTGACCGCCATGTCCTTGGCAATTTCTTTGCCTTTTTTGCCCTCGCCTCTTGCCAAGCCTAAATCCATCGCAGTACCAACAGTAGCATCTGCGATTGCGTTCTTGGTAGCACTCTTTAAGACCTGTTTTGTCGCTTCCTCGCCGATTTTCTTTCCGACCTTGCTCGCAACGGCTTTTTCGGTTGCTTTTTTGCCTGCTTTAGTGGCAAGTACTTTTCCGGCAGCCTTTGTGGTCGCTTTTTCAGCTGCGCCATATCCAGTAGCATAGCCAAGCATTTCGCCTGCGATGTTGCCTATTTTCCTAGACTTCGCTGCGTTCTTTGTAGGCGGCTTGATGATTTTGCCGCCTTTTTCCATCTTATCGCTAAGCTTCTTTCCCTTTGCGATGCTGTATGCTGTACCCGGAAGCGAGGAATTTACAAATCCCTCGCCCAAGCCAGTATAGAATTGACCAACTTTATCGTTCTTAAATCCGCCTTTTCTGTTGTACTCTGCTTTCTTCTCTTTGGCAATCTGATCTTGCACCTTTTGGCGTTTTGCGGTCGGCAAAAAGTCAGATTTAATGTCGCGCCAAAGCCAGTCGGCTTGCTGTTTGACCTTTTCCTTTAAGGTTTTTTTCTTCTTGTCTTGTCCGGATTCCCCGAATTTCGATGCTTGGCTGTTTTTCATTGGCAAGGGAATATCGGTTCTCTTGACTTTTATATCGCTTTTCTTGATTTTACTGCCGAATTTCGATGCTTGGCTATTCGCCCTCGGCAGAGGAATATCAGTTCTCTTTGCCATGTAAAACCTCTATCGCTTCTTTGTTTTGCCTGCAAAACTTTGTGCTTGTTTGTATATTCCGGATAAAATGCTGCTGCTAGACTTATTCGGAGTAGAACCCCAAACACTGCTATAGTTTGTGCTGCTCGTGCTGCTAGGTTTCTTGCTAGTCGTGCTATACGTTCTGTTACTCTTGTTACTCTTGTTACTCTTGTTATTCTTGCTGTTATCCGTAACAGTGTAACCCATTGCCTTTGCCGCCGCAGCAGCCGCAGAAGAGTTATTGTAGTGAAGCCGTCCATCAGAATCCGCCCATACATAGTTCGGATTCCTCGCTTGAATGTTCGATGATACCCTATTATTCCACGCGTTTACCTTGTTCTGTTGCTGTTGCTGCAAATAGGTCTGTAGTGCAGATAACTCGCTATTGAGCAACTGCTCACGTTGATTTTTCAAGTCTTCCATCTGCATTTGACCATACCGCTCATCAATAGAAGATTGTCTGGCTTGGAGTTGAGACATAAGGTCAGCTAGGTTTCCTTGGTACTGACTTCCAAGCTTCGCCAATGCCTCTTGCAATGCTGCATCATTGCTCGCCAATCCGGACGAATAGGCATTTAAGATGCTGTTCAATGCTGTTTCACTTGCCCCGCCTGTGATTCCTCCGGAAGACAACTGTTCAGCGAGTTTGTTTTTATTCTGCCGATATGCAATGTACTGCTGTCTTGCCGCATCACTAGCCGCTTGGTTCGCTTGGTTCACCCCTTGGTTATATACGTTGCTAAGCTGACCCATGCTCGTATCGTAGGAACGCTGAATTCCATTCAAAGCCGCATCCCATTGGTCTTGTATGCTTTGATCTGGTTTCAAACTATCATAACCAATAGGATTGATTCTTCCGTTTGATAATGCGTTATAATATCCTTGAATTACATTGTTTTTATTATTGACCAAGCCACCAACCAAATTACCGACAATTCCTAATCCAAATCCACCCGAAGACGTTCCTCTTGATGGAGAACCACCCGAAGGTGTTCCACCCGAACTTCCTGTTTTATACAGCTTTCTAAAAGTTTCGTTTCCGACAGTATTTCCGTAAGAGTTTGAACCTCCAGTCGCTTTTTTATAAGCCGAAAGTGCCGCAGATGTGTTTTTACCCCATATGCCGTCAGCACCGCTCTTACCGACATTGTATCCGGAGTTTATCAGTGCATTTTGCATTTTTCTGACTTCCGACTTACTCATGTTATTTTTGTTGTAAATTTTAGATGCCATCTTATATCCCTTTCTAAAATTTTTTATAATCGTGTCAGCCTTTGATGCCAAAAAACGTGTTATATATAGCCCCGAAACACAAAGATTTTGATGCGTCTGAATCTGATGTGATAGATTAGTTCATCACATATCGTCAGAAGATTTACCAAATTGTGTTTTCGGGGTTATTCTAAAATTGAGTGAAATATTCGCCATCTGCCAGTTCCGGCGGCATACCTGCCTTGATGCAAACATATCTCTTGACGCCGTCTGTGTAGTAATAGTTCTCGTATACTTCCATACCAACTTTGAACCTAATCGGCTTATCTGCCGTTCCCTCTGCGTTAGGGTCAGCTTCTTCAACCCACGTTATGGCTCCACCAGCTTTTGCTTGATGCGGAGTCCATTTATATCCGGGTCTTGGTGTGACGATAGACGGCTTTTCCTCAATAGTGATGCCTACCTGTTCGACAATGTTGAGTGTTGTCTTACCATCTCTAATAGCCTCTTTGATTGCTTCGAATCTCTCTGTCTGTCTGCTATCCATTGATTCCCACCTCTTTCTCTAAATCGTCCAAAATAACGTCAACATCACCAACTGGCGGTTTCATAAAATCTTCGATTTGTGCCTTTGCGTTTTCCTCATAGGAAATGTTTTTGTTAGGAATAAACGGTTCATATTGGTGAACATGAAATAATGAATCGTTTCTGTCGTAAATGTGGTATCCGTTGTCCTCAATCTCATAGTATAAATCTTTTTCCATTTTTAACCCTCCAAACACAATATTTTTTCTCTTACAAAAAAGTTGTTAAATAAACCGTTCCCTCCATACTTTGTCTCTGTATACCCAGATAAAAGAGTTAATTTTCCCTTAAACATCAAAAGGGCTCCAGAACACAAAGCGTAGGGTGCAATTATACTATTCTTATATGTGTTTCCTGATGTTACCTCTACAAATTGTGCAGACGAATAACTAGGATACATAAAATGATTATCGTCTATTAAAAATGGAATATTTTGTAATGACTCGTTATAATTTGGGATTTTGTTTAAAAAATCCGTAGAATAATCACTCCAAGACGTTCCATTAAACCGCTTGAAGAACCGCGTTTCTACTGATTGTACATTAGTTGGGTAATTTAGTGCGTATAAGTAACCTTCTCTAACACCATATAGAATATTAACGCTGACAAAAGGGGAATTGTCTGTTACAAGCGTGATTGAGGAACCATCAAATTTGTAGTGACGGTACTTGTTAGTTCCTTCTTCATAGTTTCTAACAAAAAAGTGCAAATCGCCAACATATTCTATTGCCCCATAGATGTCATACGTCGCAGTTTGAATAGTCACTACTTTTGTAAATGACTTTGTATCTGGATTGAATTTCCAAATTTCTCCAGTTGGAATTGATGGGCTTGAACTGTTATTCTTATAGATTACATACAAACTACCTTTGTATTTGCAAAAATAATTGTATGACGCACTATTATAAGGCATATTACATACAACTTCATGCCCTTTTTCATCAAATTTTACAAGTAATGATTTAGTTGCGCCTGTTGAACCAACATATAAAAACCCATACAAATATCCATCAAGATCAACAGGTTTTCCATAGTATTTGCTTTTTGTATTTAATACATGATAATTATTGAGTATAACCGGAATTTCTCCAACATTCAACCAAGACTCCTTGATTGTAAGTTTCATGTCCTTTAATACCGAACCATCTATTGTTATGTTCTGACCGCCTCCGCCGCCACTTGCGTTGAACCATGTATCCATCTATCTCACCTCAATCTTTACTTTTAATACTTCTTCTAATGGGGCAAACGTCATTGATACTTCTCCGTTCGTTACAGAAACAGTTTCCGGTGCAACCTTATACTTATTCGTATAAATATCAATGGTTGAATTTTCTGTAATTGCTGTATTCTGAAACGCAATACTTGTACCGCCGACTGGAATCGTTCCAATATTGACACTCGGCACCCTTGCTTTTTTATTTAACTCTGCCGTTGTGTCGTTCGGAAGTTTTGAAACTTTGTTCTTGTCTGTCGTTGTATAATCGTTAGAAGACAATGCTTTTCCGGCTTCCTTATCAACTTTCTTGCCCAATTCCGTATTCGTATTTTGTGGAAGATTATCCACCTTAGACTTATCGGTATTGTTATAATTATTCGCAGACAATCCCATTCCATCAACTTTGTCTACCTTTGTATCAAGACCGGCTTTCAGTTGAGAAGTCGTTGCATAATCTCCACCAGATGCCTCTCTTGCCTGTTCCATGTAATACTTGGCGTTGTCAACATCTTCACCATCTCTTGTTCCTGTGCCGCCTTTTGTATAGGACTGCGCCAAAATAGCGGAATTGTCTGCCGCGTTTGCTCTCTGATTCGCTATCGTTGCGGCGTTCCCTGCACTTGTTGCGCTTTCCGAAGCCGCATCTTTCGAAGCCGCCGCGGATTCTGAATAGCCCTTAGCTGACTGCTCAAATGTGCTTGCGTTATTTGCGCTTGCCTCTGCCGCTGTCGCACTTCCCGCCGCTGAATTTGCGCTTCCTGCCGCCGCAGAAACATATCCCTCTAAGGTTGATACTGCCGAAAGCGACAAATGGTCTAATGTGATAGAGTTCGGTTTCACACTGATGCTTACAGAATATTTCGGGTCTTCCGTAACGGCAATCGTATCGGAGCTATTAAAGGTGTATACGTTCAGTAATGATGTGACATCGGTTTGCGTATAGGTCCCGTCTTGGTTCGTTATCCGAAGATATGTTTTTCCGCTAATCTCCATCAACTCAAAGCTTGCAGGGATTTTTTCAAGGTCGGTATCAATTTCAGTTACAGTTCCGCTCTTTGTTGTGATTTTGAATTTTCCGTCTCCATTTGTGAAGCTGATGCTCTCAACTAAATCATTTGTTTCTTCGGATATCTTCGCATCAGTCTCTGCCTTTGTGTAACGGGATGCAATATCATCTGCGATGCTGTCAAGCCCAAGAGTTATCAATAAATCGACTAGTGCATTGTGCTTATCCATATTCAGCTGCGGAAATTTATCAAAAGCGTCTTTGTTCTGCTCTACGGTTCCATTTAATCTTCGCCCGGGATTGGACTTGACATAGGTCGCGTTCCGCTCGCTTTGAAGTATTTTTACGTCAGATAGTGCCATGCTCTACCCCCTGTTCTTACTAAAATTGCCTACTGTGTAGGTCTTTGTTATCTTTAGAATCCCAAACGGTTCATAAATCGTGTTATTTTCAACCACAATCTGAAGCCGCTTGTACTTCTTTACTTTCTTATTGAAAAAATCGTCCTGCGCTGTTTCATTGCTGCTGAATGTGAATCGTTCAAAATCAACTGGATCCCATGAAAAAATATCAGCATAGAATATTCCAAGCTTGCTTTCTCTTTCTCCATCAGCAATCAGCGTGACTTCCGCAGACGTTCTATCATATGGCAACAACGTGAGCATAGTTCCTTTTTTATTTAGTGTCTTAAAATACTGCGGCATACCATCATCGTCTAGCGTAGTAGCCCATCTGCATGGGATCGCGACACCGTCTGTGAGTATCTTTTCTCCTAATGTTGTTGTGCTCAATACCCCATCGTCACAATACGCGGTCTTGTCTTGGATGTCTGTATTGAATTTACAAAGAACACCGTCTGCGGTACCAAACCACAACTCGTTTTCGTAAACATGGAAACAAGTTGCGGGTATGTTATCCCAATAGTAGCACTCATACGAATAATTTGTTGTATTGTTTGTATCATTTGCCCTTTGCCGCCCATCTAGCACATACGCGTGATTATTGACAGCCAAAATGTAATACCGTTTCCACACAATAGCACAAGCTTGCTCCAGGTTCTTCTCCGCTATCAACTGTTTGTCAATGTAGTATGAGCGGTTTCTCAGTACGTTGTCAGTCGTTGCAAACACATTTGTGATTGCAAAGATTCCGTTCCGCGTGAGGAATAGCGGGTCGTCACCCAATGATGCAAATGTCTTTGGCGCGATACCGCCCTCTCCACCCATTGTCGGCTTGACAGCGAAAAACGTCTCTCCGTTTAACGTCTGTCCGTATGCCAAATATACTGTTGTCTCTGTGTTGGCATCACCTTTTACAACAGCTAGGTACGATGAGTATGTGTGAAGCCCTACAATGTCATTGCCATCTTGACCGGCTACAAAGTAATTGTTGTCTGGCCAATAAGTAGGGTCCTTGATGCCTGTGTAGTAAACCCTGTTTTTATTCACGCCGCCTACAGCAAAAATTCTATCTGTTGTAGAATATCCGTAGGCTTTTGTGATAAAGGTCTTTAATAGGTCAACTCTTGCTTCTTTGTACTGCCCTTTATGTATGACTGTCTCAACTCCGTTGATAGTCTCTTTGTGGTCTTCTTTTGCGTCAAAATTCTCAAATGTGATCTTGACGTTGTCTTGTCCTACAATAACCGGTGCATGCACAGCCTTAAACGTGATTTTAGGCGCGCATACAGTAAAGTCTACAGTGTTCCCGAGTACGTCTCTTCCCTTTAATACTTTTGTCTCACCAATAGTGTAGTCTGTGTCTTTCGCTTTGACCTCAAATTCTCCGTCAGCGTTCATAACCTCGACTTTGATAGAATCGGCTACGATGTACTTGTAAAAGTCGCTGTCAGCCAATTTCTGAGGCACAAGGGAATAATCTTTTGCTGAACTATTTCCTAAAAACGAGAATGTTCGTTTCGGCGTCAAAAGATTGACGCCCTCAAGAGCCACACCGCCTGTTCCGTCCGGATTTCTTGATATGGACGCATCCGGAATTTTTGCTGTTCCTGCAGCGATAACGTCCTCTGCCGCTAGGTCCTTGAATTTATACAGCTTCGCATTACAGAACGAATATACGGTATCGTCAAAAAGAAATAAGTCCGCGCGATCTAATTTATCGTACGAAACTAACGTAACAATCGTTTCAACACCATTCTTATCATAAATCGCATAGATGCCCTTGGCTGCAATTACATACTTCACAGAGCCGACTTTTTCTTTGTGCAGCATAATCTTTTCGATCTTCCCTGCGTTCGGAATTGTCGTAACTTTTCTCCATCCGGTACGTTTAATCGGATTCCCGCCGTTATCGGATATTAGATTTACCATATCCGGACTTCTGCGTCTGTTTACTTCTGTACGGTCTCTCGAAAAATCGGCGCCTCTTAGATTTTCATAATATGTGTGCTTGTAAGACGGCTGTGCAGGTATTTTTAGCTTCATAATCTCAACCCCTGTCCGATAGTGATTCTCCTTGTCGAATAACATGATTGCTTAATCTGATTCATCAAATCGTCATACTCGTTATAGTAATACGTCGCTTTCGACAAATCATCGTCAAGCCACACATAATGCGATGCTAGAAGTTTGATCAAAGGCTGAACAATAATCGGTAACTGAATCTCGAAATCATCTTCTGTATCTTCCGTAATATCTGTTATCACTGGAAGCGTCCATTCTTCCTCATCGGTCGATAATTCTGCCTTGAAATACGCCTTTAACGGCATGACTACCGTCGTATTGATTACATGGATTGCATGGTTCGTAGCGTTTCTCACAATCGACGCGTATTCTTCCATTGCAGAATCGTCCTCAAAGCCAAGGTCTCGAATCTGTTTTTTTATTTCTCCCCACGTCATAGCTTTCTCCTAAAAAACAAAGGGGGCATTTCTGCCCCCACTAAGTTACGGCAACTCAATAACGGACATAGACGCCTTTGTCGAGGACGGAACAATCAAGATGTAGTCCTTGTCCTCGCCTGATACGTTCTTGTATCTGCCATCGTCCAGTCTGATTGCCGCTGTCTTTCCTGCAGCAACCGAAAATGCGTCAAGGTCTTTTACGCCCTGAATGCCGTTTCCCTGTTTAACAGTAACAGTAACGGCGGCAGAAGCGTCCGTATTCTGCACTAAAACAACTCTTTTCCAGTCACCGTTTACTGCAGGCACTTGAAAGCCATCGGTCGTACCGGCTGTAAAGGTTAAAGTTCCCCATTCGTTAAGGGTTAATTTGTCAGATGTGATTTTTACTTTTGCCATTTTCTATACCTCCTATGCCCATTTGCCTACGATCAGTTCTTTCGGTCTTGCGATGATGCCATCATAAAGAATGAATCCCTTGACTGCGTCGATAAACCCGTTTTCCGGTCTGTACGGCTCGATGTGCGTCATCGGATTTACAAAAGCAATCGCTCTGTTGGTCTTCAGCTGTACCATGTAGTTTCCGGAAGAATCTTTCGCGCAGTTGTTGGATTCCTTGATCGTGATACCGTTGTATCTTCCTACAACGCCGTTTTTCAGCATCATGGAATTGTCGGTATCAAGGTGTACATACGCCTGTTTCAAAAGCATAACGTGTTTCGGAGGAAGCGTCAGCGTAATGTTGGACGTTCTCTTTACATCGTTTTCCAGTAATTTAACAAGCATGTTGTCGATTGTTTCAAGGATGTTGTCCTTGGTAATGGTGGTTGCCGCAGAATTGAAAACAACCGCCTGTTTGTTTAATGACATATTCGCAACGAACCTATCCATTTCGTCCGCCAAGCCTTCGGAAGTTTCCTTTGCAAGGGCTTCCATTAAGCCGCCGACCGCCTGTCTTTTATCAATATCGCCTACTCCGTAATCAAAGTATGCTACCTGATTGATGTTAAGAGTGATAGACTGATCTGCGACCTCTTCTGCTCCGGTCAAAACAATCTTCTTACCTGTCTGCGTCTTGATTGTTGGTTTGCCTACGCCGAGAATTCTTACTGAATCGCCTTTCTGTTTAACCTCTCCTTCATACTGACGATTGGTGTCAGCTACGAACACGTGATCTCTCTCGATGTCTCTGTTGATTGCTTCCGCCCATACTGTTGGAATAAAATTTTGATATGACATTTGTTATTTCTCCTTTACCATTTGCTCATTGATTCGCGGATTTTGTCATAATTCGCTTTCACTTCCGCCGGAGACATCGCTTCAACTTCCTCACGCGTGTAATAATCGCTTTGAGGCTTGTCGGCTGTTGAGACGTTCCCGATGATTGGAGGTTTCTTGGGCGTTGTGTTGCCCTTGTATGCCATCATCATTTGAAATGCCTGCTCTGCGCCCATCTCGCCCATTGGATTGAATCGGAACGCTAAATATTCCGGTCCTAACTCGTCAATGGACTTGACTTCGGGGTGTGATTTCTGAATCTCGGCTAAATCCGCATCCATTTGTGCTTGAGCCTGCTGCTCTAATAGCTGCTGCTCTAAATTTGCGTTTCTGTTTTGGAGTTCAGCAAGCTGCTCATGCATCTGCTGCTCTGCTCGGACTTCTTCAAGCGGTCTTTGCGTTGCGTAAGCCTGCGCCTGCAGCGACTTATCCTCACCATCAAAAAACAGCCCTAAAGCATCTTCATACTCTTTGGACTGTCTCTGTGCTTCGGCTAATTGCCGCGCAAGCTCTTCGTTGTGTCTGCGCATCTGTGCAAATGCTGCATCCTGCTCTGTTCTGACCGGTTCGGCGACTTCCGGCTCTTCTTCGCCTAAAGTTTCCACTTCGTTGTCCGGTTCGGCGACTTCCGGCTCTTCTACGCCTGATCCCTCTTCTTGAGAGACTAAAGTTTCAAATTCCATACTATTTCTCCTTTTTGAATATTAAAAAACAGCCTGTTGGGCTGCTTCTTGACTGAATAATTGTTGTTGTACGAGTGCGATTGCGTCCTCTTGCGGAATTCCTTGAGACATTAAGTCAAGCACTTGTCTTGCGAAGTTTTCTCCGCTTTGTGCTTGCTGTTTCTGCATCATAGCTTCTCGCTTTGCAAGCATTGACCTTAATTGCCCTTTAGGGACCGGGCCATTGTCCGGCGCGAGGTCTGCATATTCCTCTAAGGATAACTGCTGACGGTCAAACATGTTGTCAAGCCACTGCTGATTGGAAAGCTTCGTCCACTGGTTATCCTGTGAAACGTCAATCCTAACCGTAGGCTTCAGATCTTGCAACTGCTGTTGGTCGATTAAAGTCTGCACTTCTTCGCCCATATCGTTGGTAGAAGTTACTTCGATTCCCTCCGGATGGTAGGCAACCCACATATCAAACCATAAGAGCGCAACATCTTCAACAAACTGTTTATACCTAGCGACATTTTCGTTCAATGTTACCTGTGCGCTGTCTCTGACTGCGATAATCGCTTGACCTGATGCCTGTTCCGGATTGACATTACCCATAGCGTAATCACTGGCGCCAGCAAGATCTTTTGTGATTTGCAATAAATCGTTTTGCAGACTATTCGCATCGCTTGATATGTTTGTTGCGTTGAGGTAGGAAACTTGTTGTGAAACAGACTGTGCACCGCCACCGCTTACCTCAATCGGCTTTCCGACTGTGTCTAGGTCCTCCGGATTCTGAACGGTTGAAGAATCATAAGCAATTCTAGGGAACGCACAAAGCTTGACTGTGATTGCGCGTCTTGCAGCTGTCTTATTTAACTCCAGTTGGTTTGGAATCAGTTGAGCGACTTCCGAAACACCTCTAGCGTCATAAGGAATCGGTCTCCAAATCATTGAACAAATCGGGTACGAATGCAGTCCGGTAACGTCTCCCTGGATTGCATGCATCGGTTCGTAAATACACTGTGCAGTAGAACGTGCGACTTTTACAATCCCGTTCTCTTTTGTCATGTAAAGAAGCGATGTTACCTTATTGGAAACCTCATAGTTATTCAATATGACACCATCGTTTGCATTTGAATTGTCGTCTCCTACAATCAGTTCGATGTCTTTTTTAGAAATACCATTATCCTTTGCAATTTTTCTGACCGCCTCAACCTCTAATCTCTCGCGAATGATGATAAACGGCTGTTCTTGAAGATCTGTTATATTCTCATCTCCAAGCAAGATTGACGTGTTCGGCAGAATCTTCGGCGGCATATCGGTTCTGTCACTTCCCCAATACGCATAGGCGTCGCCTTGAATTGCTGCTGCATTGATTAAATCCCAAGTCTTTGAATCCATTTTGGACTTTTCCCAATTCTTAGCAAAGTTTTGGTTCAGAAGTTCGTATATCGGCTGTAAATCACCCCTGTTCTCAATATCAGAGTATTTAGCCGTCATGGAGTTCTGCGAAACGACAGCAACCTTGTACTGAACAATCGGCAGGATAAAATTGAAAATCGGAAGCTCTTCGCCTCCGGTATTACATCCGACCCACTGATTGCCAATATAGAAGTTCCAGTTTCGCTCTGTTTTCTTGACAAGCCTTTTTTTATCAAGATAATCTTTGCATTTTTGGTACTTTTGCCATATTTTGGTGTAAACTTTATCTTGCATTTATAACTCCTTTTGCCCTTTGGAGGAACCGTCATAGTTTTCGATGTTCTCAAGTAATGTGTTGAGTCGACTCCGTTTTTCTGCGGCTTTTTTGTTTTCTTTGGCTCTTTCAATCTTCTGCATCGGCGTTTCCAGCTTGATTTCCGGCTTGTTTGTCTCTCTTGCACCGATGTTATAGCCCTTTATAAAGCAAAAGACGCTCAAAATCGGCGTCAGTACGGCTAAAATTAGAATTGTAATGTCAGATAACATGAATTTTGTCTCCTTTGTCGAATCTTTTCCCTTTTTTACGCTTTAGACCAGGGAAATTTCTCTCTAAAAACGATTCTTCTTTAATTTTTATCACTTTTGCGTCAGAATAAATGAATTTATTTAGAATCTGCGACATGCAGTCTACTTGGTCGTCGTGCTTTCCGTTCGGAAACGCCGCGCATTCCTCGACAAAGTCTCCGGTAAACGGTTTATTCTTCGGCAAAAAGCAGTTTCCGCTCTCAATCGTACCGATTACGGCATTGACACGAGAAACTTTTCCGCCGTCCGGATTGACTGCGATTATCCCGCCCATATGCGTCCTCAAATACTTCACAATCGCAGAACCATTTGCCTTGTCCTCGATGTAGGTTGTCTTACATCGTGGATACATTGCCCGAAGACGGATGATTTCACGCATGGTGGACGGCATATCAAGGTGTTTTTTCACTGCGTCAATCAAGTAAAGGTCAGCATTTGTCTTTCCCCACACTTGAATTGCCACAAAGTCGTTGTCGTCTCCGTCTTTGAACGCAGCGTCAACGCTCATCGCCATTTTTTCAATATGTGGTAAGGTCTCGTAATACTGCCACCACTCACGCTTGATTATGTTGCCCTCAAGCCCTGTGGGGTGTCCTTGAAATAATGCGTTCCATGCTCTTGAACCGCTCAAGCTGGTGTAGGACTTCTTGAAGTCGGCAAGCCAAACATTGTCCTTGCCAATCTCCGGACACAAAGCATCTCCGACTTTTCTGCCTAAAATATCATCCGGCTCTGCCTCAAGCGGGATATTGACAACCTTGACATTCTGCTCTGTCTCTATCAGCCTTCCGGCTAAATCGTCCTCATGCCAGCGCGTCATAATCAAGATGATTTTGGCACCGGCATAAAGTCTTGTCTTATACGATGAAAGCCATTCATCAAATACTCGATTTCGATAACTTTCGGAGTCCGCCTCTTGCTGTGTCTTTACTGGGTCATCTATGATCATGAGGTCACATCGACGACCAGTTACACCGGACAAAAGTCCACGACTTACCATGCCGCCCCTATGACCTTCAAGTTCAAACTCTGTCGCATTGGCAGGTGAGCCGATTTTCACTCCAAAAACCTCACCGCCGAATTCTTTTATCTTCTGCAAATTGCGTCTGCCGAATTTCTGCGCGAAATCTTCAGAGTAGGAAATCTCAATCACTGATTTTTCGGGGTTTCTACCAAGATACCAACTTGGAAGCGTCTCCGTCACTGTAACAGACTTACCATGCTGCGGGGGTGTAGACAAAATTAAGATGTCATACGCATGCCCAGTGTCCTCTTCTAGAAAATCTTGCACCGTATCGCACAAAAAACGGTGGAATTTGCTCACTTTATAGCCGTTATTGGTGTGTTTTACATACGCGCAGTAATCCGTCCTTAAAACGTCTCTATAGAGCCTTAAAACATCATTCATTTTTCGCCTCTAATAGTCTTGGTCTTGAATATCCGAGTTCCTCAAGGTTCTTCTTCGCCTCATCAACACTGGATGTGTCCTCAACCTTTACCACCCTGTCTTCTCGCTTATCCGCCCAATCGCATAAATTCTTTAAGGTGAATATCGCACTGGATGTGTTATAGGCGCCTACTAGAGCCCCGTCACTTAACAAATCTCCAAGCATCGATTTATATTCGCTCTCCTGCGATGGGCTCATATTCGCTAGGTGGTCCCGCATGGATCTCCTAGAAATGCCCAGCCACATCGCTAGGTTTGTAACGTTCGGCACAATCGGCATTACGCCTGTTGCTCCGTCCGGTCTCTTAAACTCTTTCACGAAATTGTTCTTTCGGATATATGCGCAAAATCCCTCAAACGCAGTCAATATCTCGTCGCAGCTTTCAAATATCTTTTTTTGAAGCGGTTCTAAATTATCCCTCATAGAGTAAATATAGCCCCACATCGCTTTCGCTTCTTTCGTGAGGTCCTTATCCTCTAGGTTTAATGGGTTCGGTCTAGCTTGATCATACTGCTTATAAAGCTGGTCTGCTCTACGAATCGCTTTCTTCGCATACGCTGCCTTATTCTTCTCTTTGATCTGTGGTCTTACATGCGGGACAAATGGTTGAACAACCAGTTCGTCATTCCTTGGTCTGCCCCTCTTTCTCTTTTCATCAGCCATTTTGCACCTCTTTTCAGTCATTTTGTATATTTATGCACAATTTTCGGATACTTGCCCGAGGAATCATGATACTTTTATTCATTTTCGTGTATTTTTTTATTATTTTTTTGGTACTTACACTGCTTTTGACTAGTGGGGTCGCTACGATGTTGGTGTGAGGTGTAAGTACTCTGTATAGGGGGCATCCTCGCGCGAGTGGGGTCGTTTACGATTCACCCCATCGGGCACCCTGCCGCACCCCCTGCCCTACTATATGTAGTGGTCGAGGGGCAAACCAAGCGGCGGGAAAGAATAAGGGTATTTCTCCCATGTCCTACGATTATTGAATTTTCAACGATTGCAGACATAATGTAAAATGTTGTAACTATTCCGATAATTAGCATTTAGGGAATAGTTGAGAAGATACGAAGATGTGCCAGTGATGCAGGGAAAGCGTGTGCCAGTCGGCTTTTTGGGCGGGAAGCATCGATATGAGCCCGTCCCATCCTCGTATTCAACCGAAACTGCGCTACATTTATACGCACGAAAAAAGACAGCCTGTATAGAGCTGTCTGTGTAAATATAGTTTTGGTTTACTGTTTAGGGGTATTCCTGTATGGTTTCCCCCGATTCCGGCACCGTCATGTGCATCTGGCTGGCGTTCCTATATATTCCCCGGATCGCGCCTATATGATGGTCGGGAATGCAGGATTCGAACCCGCTAAGCTATAAGCGTCAGATTTACAGTCTGATGTGCATCTCCCGCTGCACCGATTCCCGATATCCGCGTTGCCGGTGTCCGATCATCCTATTATATGGATACCGTTCCTGATAGCGCGTTGCGTTCAGCTGTCCCCCGATGGCGATCGGGGCTACATTGTCTATGTTATCCGCCCGCCTAGGGGGCGGCAATAACCGTTGCCCCCATTGCGGGGGCGTAGAAAGGAGGTCAAAAAACAATGAAAAACCTGTTTGCCCACTACTATTGTACCACATTTCCATAGATTTTTTGTCCGCGGAAAGTCCGCATTTTTCAACGGTTTGCGGGTTTTGCCGAAAAAAGTTTGAAAAAAAATTAAAAAAAGGTGTTGACATCCTACCCGACGGTATGCTATGATGTGGACACAACGAAAGAACGGGAGGTGCAAATGGGCAAAACATCGACAGAAGCAAAAGCCCGTTGGAAAAAAGCCAACTACGCAGAGTATCATGTAAATCTACGAAAGGACATCGACAGCGACCTGATCGCATTGGTAGAACGCAGGAAGCACAACGGCGAAAGCACAACGGAGGTTTTCCGGGACGCACTTAGAAAATTAAAAGAGGGTTGACCAAAACCCTCAAAAACATAGCATACCCGACGGTATGCCTACAAAGAAAGGAACGGAAAAATGAAGTATTTCAGCAATATCAGAACAATCGAAGAATTAAAGAAACAGTATTTCGCATTAGCGAAGAAGTATCACAGCGACATCACCGGCGGCAGTGATGACATTATGAAGCAGATTAACGCAGAATATGCAGAGCTTCACAAGAAATATAAGGACATCCACACAAGCCACAAGCCGGAGCAGGAAACCTACACCGCGGCAGAATCCACAAGTGAATGCCCGGAGGACTTCATCAACATCGTTTCCGCCCTGTTAAAAATGGGCTTAAACGTCGAGTTATGCGGTCGCTGGTTATGGATCAGCGGAGACACGAAGCCGCGTAAAGACGAACTGAAAGCCATCGGCTGCAAGTGGTCAGCTAAAAAATGTATGTGGTCATGGCACTATCCGGAGGACGGCAAGAGATACCACAAAAGAACGTCAAGCATGGAAGAGATCCGCGAGACATACGGCAGCGTCAGCTTCCAGTTTCAGCAGCAGATGCAATTATCTTGATAAATAGCCCAGCCGGGCTTTTGCCCGCCCGGCAGAAAGCGAGGAAAACATGAAATATAGTGAATTAGTAAATATAGTTGAAAATTCGAACGGTATAAAGACCCGATTCGATGTTATAAGCTTTCTTATTGGCTATAAAAAATTTATTGACGAAAGCGATCACGACAATATCATGAAACTATACATAGATGGCTTCATTGACGCTTAGATGATACGGAGGAATAAAACATGTACACAACCACAAGAGACGGAGTAACAGAATACCACATGAACACATACACCTATGCGCCTAAGAGGTATACAACGGCAGCTGACCTATTAGCTGCCGACCGCAGAGCAGCGGATGACATCGCACAGCTGACGCACTACATAACAGCGTTGAAGCAGTACCGCAAAAGCCTTGCGGAACGCATGGAGCAGATCGCAACGATGGGATTCTACACGAAATGCGAGCTGCGGAGAGAAAGACAATGGCGGGATTCGAAAGTGTTTTACTACATTACGATTTCAACGGTTTTCGAGGACGGAACGGAGCAAATCACCAAAAGCGAAAAATACAGCGGCACAGAGCGAAACAAAGCCATTGCAGACTATGAAGCGATGCGGAAAGCAAACCCGCATTGGAAGTGCAGCAAGGATATTGAGCGGAAAGCATGGGAAAAATGACTTTCCGCCCCGTCTGCCGGTACAAGTCCGGCACTGATGAGCAGGAGCGAAACGGAGGTGCAAAATGAGAAAGGTATTAAGCACGATTACGGTAATTCTGATGGTTTTTACCATCGCATTAGTAAGCCATGTATGGACGATGCAGCATCTGAACATCGAAACCGACGGCGACGGTGACAGCGCATTTATCACCTGTGCCGGTCTGACATGGTTCTATGGTATCAACGGCTATGCCATAGATGCCGACGGAACAATGGTTGATTTTGTCTATGATTGATGATAGAATTACGAAAACAGGAGGACGAAAAGATGAAAATTATGCAAGAAAACGGAAAGATCGTTATGGACATTACAATCTCGCAACCTCAGAAGAACGGTGATGTATACAAATACATCACAAAGAAACGTTTGGGTGGAAGTGTTACCGAGAACGAATTTCTCGGTCTCAATGCCCCGGATATTCTGGTCGAAATATCCATGCCAGAGCTTCAAGGTTCCGAAAAACAAATTGCATGGGCCGAAGACATCAGGATGAATATGATTTACAATTTTATGCACGAAAAAATTGAGATGAATGGTTGGGTATCCATGTTAGATCAAGGAAAAGCAATGGGAATCAATACGTATCAGGAGTTGTTCGAAGCACTGATGAAAGCGAATTTTCCGAAGTTGCTGCAAGAGACAAAAGCAAAAGAGATCATAGAGAATAGATACGCAATAAGGTTTTAGGTGGGAAAATGAAAAAATATCATGTTGAATACGCAACACCGGAAATGGTAAAAGATCACGGTGGATTACACGATTTGAGCTGGGGAGATATTAGTGATGCGATCGACGCTGAAATCGAAGATGAGGCTATTGAATTAGCGAAGCAGTCACTAATTGATGATGGATATGAAGAGAATATCGAAGATTTTTATTTTCGAGCAAAACCTATTGACAAAATTTGTTGAAAATGATATTGTGATAGTGTTATACCATGCAGCGTTGTGAGTAGAAACAGGTTCAATATTTTATGTATTGCAAAATATCATATCAAAAAACATTATAAATAAAAACTTATTATGATTTTAGTAAAATCATAAATGACTGCACGCTGTATGGTATTGTGAGTAGAAACATTTCTTGATAAAGTATCTACAAAGAAAAAAGCAAGGGATAACACCTTGCTTTTTTTTATAACTCTTTTTTCAGTTCCTCAAGCCTTGCGATCAGCCGGTCAATTTCTTCTGCGGTTTCAATCTTTACGCTTTTTCTCCCGTCCGCAAAGCCTGCTTCATACTGCTGCCGATCGTACTTCAATGCCTTTATCAGTTCGTCTTTTTCGACATAGATGCCATATTTTCTGACAAATGAATAGACATCGTTTTCGATCTGTTCTTTTTGCTTGTCTATTCCGTCATAAATGATTCTAATTGGTGGCTCATAGCCTAGTTTTTTGAACACTTCTCCTATTCTGTCCATTTTATCCCCTTTCTATGCCCTTGTAATCGGCAATTTTACGGAGTTTTTTTCTCAGCTTGCTCAATCGGTCATAGGTTGCAGTTCTGTCGTATCCTAGGGCGCTTTTGAGGTCTTCGAAGTTCTTCGTTCCCTTCTGCTGCGCGATGTACTGGATCATCAACAGTTCGTCTGCATCTAAGGCAGCTGTCAGATTTTTATAGGCGTTCAGATATTCTTGGTATTCTCTGATTTCCCAGTCGATTTTTTCCCTGCGCTGCGCTTTTTGCACGGTCGGGTCCGATATTCCGCTGCCGCGAACATGGGAATAATCCATGCCGCCGGAATCGGCTGCAGCTTCTTTTTCCGCGATCAGTTCAGCCAGTATTCTGACGTTTTTGTCATAGTCTGATAGGAACCGATCAACATCGAAGTTATAGTATTTTTCTACCATTATTTTTCTCCTCATATTGCGCTTCAAACATATGCATCATATCACAAAAATCTTGCTTGATGTTTTCTATGTCGTATTCGTAATATACTAATTTTTTCGGATATGAAAGCGTAACAGCAGCTCCATCTTTTTTGATTACTAAAAATATTAAATGTTCGTGTTCATCATCGACAAAACGTGTTTCTATTTCCTTTTTTTTGCAATCTGATATAAAGTCATTTATCGCATTGTAGAACCGTTTTTCCGTTTTGTCACATTTTTTGCGATATTTTCTACCCATATCAATCCTTTCTACCGGATAATCGGTGATATCGTTCGCGGCTGTAGGCAGTAGCTAGGCCATTTGCTAGGTTTGCCTTATATTCAGCCTCTTTTTTGCGTTCTTTTTCTACTGTGAAAATCGTGTAATCATCGCAGGACGAATGGCAGCCTATTTCCCTGCGTTCGCATCCGTAGCATGGTACATTCATTTCATCACCGCCTTGTCGCACATAGCCGCCACTTGGATGGCTTCGGCAGCAGCATGCAGTGCATGATATTTAATTGCGGTCATGGTGGATTTTATTTCATCGTTATCTCTGATTTTTTCCCACATCTTGGCAATCCACAAAGACATACCTGACACTTCCTCGGAACATTCCTCGAATTCCTCCAAAATCACCGCATAGGCTTCATGGTCCGAATGAAACAGTGGATTTTTCTCATTTGCTTCTTTCAGTTCTTCGTATGCTAACGCTTGGATTTTTGATAATTCAGTCATCGATTTTCCTTTCAACTAGTTCCATAATGCAATAATTCGCAAGGTCTAACAATGTATCGTCGATGGACTCATCAACGTGCTGTTTACCTCCGTTCATTAACGTCTCTAGGCGGTTTAATTTGTCGTTTAGGCGTATTAAAATTGCGTTTGGATATTTCCCTCGTACCAGTGCAAAACTATCGCCGTAATCAGCGTTTTTTGCTTTGTAGGTTTCATGCAGCATCTGACAAATGTCGGCATGGACATCTTCCTTGATCGGATCCGACCACAGCGTTTTTGCATACTCTGAAAACTCTTCTTCGTCCATCGCGTTGATTCTCTTTATTTCTTCATCCAATTCTTCCTCACTCAGCACGGATCCCAAAAGTTCCCGGACCCAAATTCTTGCAATAAAGCTCATTTCTGCTCACCTGCCTTCATAAAACATAGCCAGTGTGTTTTGTTTCCTCGCTTTCTGCATCTGTTACCGAATAATGGTTCTTCGCTGAATAGTGGTAAAATAACGCTCAAGGGAAATTGTATTTCGCTCCACTTAAAAATTAAAACGCCATTAGGTTTTAATACCCTCATACATTCTTTAAATCCAGCTGACAACATTGATTTCCAATCGCCTTTTAATTTCCCATATTTGGTTGCCATAATTGAATTATCACCCGCATACTCAAGGTGCGGTGGGTCAAACACAACAAGGTAAAAACTTTCATCGTCAAACGGCAAATCTGTAAAATCGCAAATAGTATCTGGGTTAACTTCTATGTAGCGGTTGGGATAGTATTCTGTTCTATCAAGTTGCCTTATATCGCAAAACTCAACATCTGGATTATTCTTATCAAACCAAAACATTTTACTTCCGCAACAAACATCAATTATTCGCTTCATTCCTGCTCACCTGCCTTTACCAACCAATGATGCAATAGCCTTCTTTAAGTCCATATTCAGGGACATTTCGCAGAACATACTTTACTTTTCTTGTGACAAATCTACCAGTAAACCAGTGAAATTCTTCGTCCCATTCACCTAAAACCAGTTTGTCACCAACTTGTACATCATCATCGTCTTTTCTGATTTCAAAATTCTTCTGTCTGCTTTCCACAGCATCAAAATATATTGGTAAAATCTTTTTTCTAATCGCTTTCATTCCGTCCACCTTCCTTTCATCCGCATATAAGTTAACATTGTACCTTTTAGATCTGATTCAAATACTTCGCCTGCTACTAACAATTCAAATCTATCTTTTTTCATATGTCTGTTTTCGATTTTCATTATTCTACCTCCGCTAGTTTTGAATATTTCCAATGCCATTCCGCAATTGTTGTATAAGATGTTTTTCCATCTTCCCATGCATATACTGTCCCATCTTCATATTTTGAAAAATGTCTTCTGAGCCAATCAGATTTCATTGAATCTCTTACCAAAATTGGTGTGTCAACAGGAATCTTTGTCCAGTCAACTTCTTTTTCTTCTGACTCGATGTATTCAGCGTCAGCCCATTCTAAGGCTTTAATATCACAAATATTACTATGTACAAAAAAGCATTTGTCACATGTCAAGCTATCACATGCACGGATTTTATTTGCATCTTTTTCAACTGCAACTTTCCTACCCATTCTTGTAAGCTTCTCAATTTTGCTTCTATAATATTCATAGTTTGTCATTTACTTTTACCTCCCACGGTTCTTCATCTTCCCACTTGATAAACTTAAATCTACACCGAGAAAAAATAGCTCTTATCTGTGGATTTGTTCCAACACTCATCCATACAGATGAATACTTTCTTGGCTTAAATTCATACCACCATAAGCATCCATTCGCATCTCTTGCAATCCAACCTCCACCAACCAACTTGCACAATTCTTTTTCATCTTCACTTAACACATAGTCACATTTTGGCAATAACAACCATTGAATTAGCTCTGCTTGACAATTTGGGTTACTAAGATCACAATCTTCACATGCTATGTAGGAACATTTAACTGGTTTGTTATTTTTCACCGCAACTTCATAACCGGCTTTTGTAATCCTATCCAATTCTTTTTTGTATACGTCAAAATTAGTTTTTTCCATTTCATTAAATCCTCCTTGTTCTTCTAATTCCTTGTACCTTTTTAACTCTGTAAGCCATTCCGCAAGTTGTTTATGTTCTTTACCACATTCGGAACAGTCAATTCTTTCTTCGCAATGTTTTATTTCTTCACTTAACGTCATTCCTGCTCACCCCTAGTCTATTTCTTGTTCTTCTTGCAATACGGATATTTACAACCCGCATCGGTGGTTAGCGTTCCTAATTCCAACGGCTTTCCATCATGTTCTATTTTGTACTCTTTGCCGATTTCAAACTGGAATCCTCGGCATTTCATATCTTTATCCATTCCTTTAATTTTCATTGTTTACCTCCGTAATTGATATGCATCCTGTTTAGGTCTTTGATATCTTCGTGAATCGCCAATATCTCGTCTCTGATTTCCCGAAACGGTATCTTTGCGGCAATTTTCGGCGTTTCTTCAATCTTCCATCTAGCCCCATCTTTATGCCGTAGTATTGCAAACTCTTCACCGTCCATTATGTAAATAGTCTGACTGTCTGCAATGCTTTGTACGGCGTAAAAATTGCAGTTGGTTAAGTATGTGTTCCAGTCACGCCGGCACTTGAATTTATAACGTTTCATTCTCCCACCATCCACAAACTATACAAGCATCATGCGGAAAATCTCCTACCATCGGACAATCTCCGTTACAACAAACCTCGTCTTCCAGCCATTTGCATTTTGGCTCTTTCGGCTTTTCTGCGCCTGTTTCTCTTTTGAAGAATCTGCACACAGAGCATTCATAATCGCATGTGCAGCTATCGTCCAGATTGAACGTACAGGCATTGTAATCGTCTATGACTGGTTCATTGTTTCCGTTTAGGTATCTGCTCATTGTTTCAATATCCTTTCCATCTCCATAAAATCGTCTTTGGCAAGTTCTATTGATCCGATTTCGCCTAACTGTATGTACATCGGCAGTCGCAAAGACTTCGGAAGCATTGATTCTTCCCTTGCGACCCTTGTCACCTGTTCGTAAACCATCCGGAACTGTGCTCTGCATACTTCTTCGTTTTCGCTCATACAGATTGATTCCCACCCCATGCGCTTAACTGCGTTTTTGGTGTTCTCATCGAAAAATTCCATCGCACCAGGTTCATCATACATCCCATACAAACTAATCGCCCGTTTGACTTTATGCCATCCGTCTGACCAATCGAATGTCGCATCTTTTCCGAATATCTTGATTGTCTGTTGCCTTATATCAGCTACCGTCGGCGGGAATTTATTCGTCTGAACGTGTCGCATAACCGCTGTTTTTGCGTCCTTGTAGTCGATATCTCCAATCGCGCTATACCAGCAATCTAAGGCTTCGTTCGTCGGTAGAATATTATCCCTTGGATAAAAATTCTTTATCACCGCCACAAGGCTTATAAATTCGCCCTTTGTCATGTATTCGCCCACCTTTCCAAAGCATCATAAGTGCTTTGCATTTCCTCGATGCGTGTCTGCCGCTTGATTTTGTCCCATACAATGCCTTGGTATTGGCTTGCTATGGACTGATCGATAATCTCGATAACGGCAGCATCGCCATGTTCTTTCGCTTTCTCGGAGATTTTCCGTAGAAGCGTATTCAATCCAATCGGCTTGTACGGCTGTCTGCGTTCGTGCTTATAGGCAATCCAACGGTTCACTGCCTCCGACAATTCCGGCGAAGCCTGAACAAAAAACCAATCCGTTTCGGGGTTCCCCTCGCGCGCGCGCGCGTCTTGGTTTATTTTATTTATTTCTTTTATTTCCTTTATTGGTATGTTTGCTTTTTGACCGCTTTTTGACCGCTTTTTGACCGCGCTTTTTTCGGATTGTTTATTTTTGCCATTCTCTGAAACGCTGTATTTTTCAACGTTTTCGTATTCGCTTTTTGGTCGCTCTGTTTTCGCTGTTTTTTGTGGGCTTAATTGGTACTTGTCGTAGTTCATAATTTCTATAAAAATATCTCTGCGATTCGGCTTTTTGACGCTTACCATGTTCTGCTCACTTAGCAGCTTGATAAAGCTTTCCGTCTTGTGCCATGACCAACCCCATCTTGCGGCAAGGCTCGAAATATTCATTTCTACAACTCCGCGCTTCACAACAATTACCTTGTTGCGGTAGAGCCTTGTTTTGTCTTCGTAGTTGGCTAACTGAATTAAGTCCACCCACTCTTTACCGTACTTTTCCCATATCCAGTGATTGAATAATGCTCTGTCTAAAACTATGTATCCCATTCGATCACATCTACCTCGATTCTCGGATTACCCGCATCAACGAAGAATTCATCAGTGAAACCGATTACGCATCGCCAACCATCCGCCTCAATGGTTCCGGAAGATACTAGAGCATCCAGAATGAATTTTTTCGCAAAGCAGATGTTGTCTAAATCTCTTTTGCGGTTCGGCTCGTACCACCGAAAGTTTAACTTCACTTTCCCGCGGAAACGTCCGATTTTCTGCTTGCCGATATATGTCAGAATCAACGTTTCCGTTTTATTTTTCATCTGCGCCCCGACGAATTTATTCGTTCTGCAAGCCTTTGTGTAATCATTCAGCCCTGCCAGTTTTCCGTAGATGATTAGCGTCCGTTTCTTCGGCTCTCTTACTGTATGATATTCTTCCTCGCTGTGTCCTGTGTTCATATCTCACCTCTAAAATGGTATGTCCTCGTCCAGTGCCTCAAATCCTTCCGGAACAGTATCTGAACGGCTCTCTTTTGCGCTATCGCCGTTTTTTTCGCCCCATTCGAGGAATTCAACGTTATCCGCAATTACGTCTGTGGTATAGTGCTTCACACCGTCCTTTTCGTAGCTGCCTGTTTGCAGTCTTCCTTGCACTGCGACCTTTCTTCCCTTAGCAAGGAATTTTTCGCAGTTTTCGGCAGTCTTGCCGAAGCAGATAATGTTCGGAAAATCTGCTTTCTTTTCCTCGCCCTGCTTCACTCTGCGGTCGATTGCCAAGGTGAAGCGGCATACTGCCATCTGCGAACCGGATGTGTATCTCAACTCCGGTTCTCTAACAAGCCTGCCAATCAGAATTACGTTATTCATAGATAGTTCCTCCCGAAAATTCTAATAAATTCTTCTCTTGTGTGTGTTTCTTCAAATTTAGCCTGCGCCATTTCTTTTAGCTTCAGATCTAAGCCCTTATCAAAATGCGCGCCGCGATCTCCTGTGTGATGCCGGATGCAAAGCCATACAGTTAAACCGTACTTATCAGCCTGTCTTCGGTTTGATGTTCCGTACAGTACATGATGCAGCTGCAAATTCTGTGTAGTCCGGCACACAAAGCATTCTTTTTTCTCTTGCAAAATTGATTTCATTTCCACTCCTGCTTTAGTCGTTCAATTTCGCTTGGAGTCATGGTTTCTATGCCATTTTCCTTGCAGTCTTTCACGACTGCATCTATCAGCCTTGACATTTCCTTGGTGTCGTATGTACTGGACCCGAAAAAGCATTTGATGTTCTCATAACCTTGGAATTTTGATTTTCCGATTGATTCACAAACCCAGCCGCTTCCGTTTTTCTCCCAATTTTCAACCCACCGCTTGACTGCATCTTGTCTAATTGGAACGATATTGTATACTCCGTAATCCCTTATATAGAACCGATAGAGTTCCATATATGCGATGTCTAGCTTGATAGCAAGCTGCTGAATCAGTTTCCAAAAGTATGCGTTTGCATCAAGGCTTCTGTTCCGCTTCTTTTGCTTCATTTCAAGCGTGTATTCTTTGCTTAGGTCTAATTCATTGAGCCTTAGAAGAATCTCGCTCAAGTCTCGAATCTGACCGCTTGCGCAGGGGATTATAATATCGTTTCCGTCAAGTCTTGGCTTTTCCCTTAGCTTCATTTACTGCCTGCGGTGATCCTCACATATCCCGCCTTGCCTTTCTTGGTCACTTCCTCACAATACTTTTCGTAAAGTTTAGGGTGTTCTTCTTTAAATTGCTTTTCGTTGAATTTTTTCTCTGTGGTCTGCTCTCCGTCCGGAACAAGCGTTATCTTTGTCCCGCTTGGTGTCGTCCACGTCTTGATGTTGTACATTTCCATGCCTGCTTTGAGGTTTGCCTTTGCGTCCTTGTACTCTTTTTCGATTGCCTTATAGATTTCAATTTGCGATTCTAAAATGAGCACCTTATCCGCAATCTCAACGATCTCTTTCGGTTGGAATTCTTCCTCGGTCGTGAATGGATTTTCCATCAGTTTTAACCAGTCCTCTCGGAATCGTTTTATTTCGGAAAAAATTTCTTTCCAAAACTCTTCGAATTGTTCATATCGGATTGTGAAAATCTGCAAACGATCCGGATCAAAATTCTTATTAAAATCATCCGGTCTGTGATATACCGCAAGAACACCGCGTTTGTAGTTATACATCCACATTCCCATTAGTAACTGGCACAGATAGTGCTTATAGTCCCAAATATCATCGTGAATGTCTGAGGTGGTTTTGATTTCTAAAACACATTTGTCGTTAAAATCTACACCGTCAGCATGATAACGAAGATAGTCCTCAATGACTTTGCCCTCTACAAAGTGATGGTCAAGTTCTGCGTTCACATATTCTCGGATTTTAGGCTCGAGTTCATTACCGTATTCCGTATAGACGTTTCCGGCAAAAGACGATTCCTCAACTCCGGCTTTTTCTTTCAGAAGCTGCCAACGGGTCTTGAATTTAGAGATATTCAGAATCGCCGCGATGTCGCTGCCGCCGATGTATTTATCTCTATCCTTTGTTACGTCCTGCATTATTTACCCTCCAAATCTTTCAGAACCTCCGCGAAACGTTCTTCTGTTGTCGAGCCGTTCAAGCCGTAGTCCTTTGCCACTTCGGCAAATGATAAGCCGCTTTCCTTTAAGTAGATGATAAGCTTTTCACGATAGGTCAGTTCGTTCGATTTTGGAGAAGATTTCTTCTTTTCGGAGCCTCTTGTCTTTTCGGTAAACTCGTCCGTATCAGCGTCCTTTGTATCGTCAATGCAGAACAGTCCGTTTAAGGCGTATTTTCTAGCGTAGGACGACGTTGCCCCTGTGATCTGCGAAGAATCCATTCCCTTTTTTGTCTCTTCTTCTCTAGCGTAAGCTGTAACAGAAGCAGCTTCGGAACCGTCGGTTACTGTTGCCGTTGCTTTTACATAGTATCTATCTCCAATCATTACGATCTCATCAGAGATAGTCAGCTGCACACCCTCTTCGGCGCAAAGCGGCTTTACCGCTTCGAGAATGTCTTCGCAGCTTCTATATTTGTAATTGCCGAATTTATTAAACTGACCTTTTGGGGCTTTCAGTTCCTTTTGAATTTTTATTAGTTTATTCATGTTCATTCTCCTCGACAAAGTTTTTAATTATTATTTGAAGTAACTTTTCTGCGTTCCTTACGAAGTTATTTCAATTTTTTTATGATCTGTTCGTCTGTATTTTTTGAGTAATCGCAGATCGTTTGCAACATGGCATCAAAGATTTCCTCCTTTACCTCTTCCTTAAGTTCACATCTGAGTGCTCTAGTTATGAGTTCTAACTCGCAGAACAGCTCGGTTGCGTTTCCTCTAAGTCTAACGATTCCGTTTTTAGCTTTAATCATCGTATGTATCCATCCTTTCTCTGTTGCTGTCTAGGCAGTCTTGGCAAATTAGCTTCTTGCCGAACCAGTATCCGTAATCACTACGGATATGCTCGCCGCACTCAGAGCAGATTGGTCTGTTATCGTATGCGTGGGCTTTTTCATATTCCCATCGATCTGCATCGGAAGCGGGGCTATCTGATCTCCATATCATTTTCTGTCACCGTCCATTTTCTGCAGCATGTGGTTCATGTTACGAATTCTAGCAGTAATGCTGTCGCGCCATCTGCGGTACTGTTTTTCGTTCTCTGCGTAGAAATAGCCGCCCTTTTCATGTGCTATGATACGTTCGCCGTTGTGTCTAAGAACCTCAATCACAAGCCTTGCTGTCCTGTCGTCAACATCTAAGTGCCTTGCCAGTTTTTTACGCGTCACTGGATTCTGCTCGTTAGCAGACTTAATCAGTGTCATAGCTTGACTTTCTAGTGATTGTCTGTTATAGTTTTCTTGGTTATTTTGGAATTGCCCCTCGTGGGCGTTCCTTTTTTTATTCATTTCTCACCTCTACTTCTAAGTACTTGGCACCATGTTTTACAGCATCTTCGTGGCTGTCAAAGTAAATGTCTATGACGTTCCCCTTGACGGCTGAACCAGTATCTTGTGCTGTATAAACAGTGTCTCCGATTCTGACCTCTGTACCGAATGGTATAACCGAAGTATCAACAGCGATTGTCTTGCCCGCTTCGGCTCTCTCTCCGCTTGCTGTATAGACAATCTCTTTTCCGTTTTCGTCTAACGGACGGTTCTTTGCCCATATCGAACAGCAACGGACGCAGCTACAATATGCTGTTACCTTGAACTCTCCAAGAGTTTTCCATTCTTGTTTAGGTTCTTGTTTTAACTCACGTTTTAACTCGACTTGGTGAGTTACATGTGATTTAGACTGTGCTTCCTCTAGGTCATCATGTCCGGCAAACCCCAGCATCGTTATGATTGCAGCGGTTACCAAGATACCGCCTAAAGGCTTTTTGATTTTGTCTATGGCGCCTAAGATGCCGCCGCCTGTTCTCCTATGCTTCTTCATGTTCCTGCCCCTTGACTAAGCAGATGAATTTTACTCCGTTATAGACCGTAAATTCTTCTGTGGGATATTCGCTATCATTCCTGTCTCTTGTTTCGTATTCCGGAAACATTTCTTCAAAATCTTTGCGAAGAAGATGCACACGGTCCTCGTCAATTCCACATAAGCCGTTGCATTCATCGTACAGCTTTGCATAATCTTTCGCATACGCAGCTAATTTATCTTTCATTTTTTTGCCTCCATCTGCAGAATCACTTCTGCAATCGCTTTTTCTAGTTTTGGGGTTCTCTTGATTTCCCCATGAATAACTACCATTACTCTTTCCTTTCCCGAAGCAGCGTGTTGACTGTTACGCCTAAAACGTCAGCGACCTTTTGTAGGCTAGTGAGGCTCGGAGTGTAATCGTTTTTCCACTTGTACGAGCCGTTTTCGGCAATTCCTGCTCTGCGCTCTACTTCTTTTACTGTAAGCCCGCGCTTCTTTGCGTAATACTTGATATTTTCGAAAATCATTGTCTCTCCTTTCTTATAGAATGTGGTATAATGCAATCGAGGCGGCAAGCAGAGTAGCTTGTCAGTTATGCCCGAGAAAGGGGGCTGATTTCCCTGTGTGGACAGCTTTTTATTTCTCGTGTGCCTTTGTGACAACATCGGTTATACCGATACTTGCCACCCGACTGCATTAAGGCTGGAAAGCCTAAGCAAACCGAACTGCTAAAGTCGAAGCGTACCCCTTTAGATTGGTGCTTACACGCCAACATTTTGCAACTCACCGCTGGGAATAGCGCAGAAATCCCATCGTTCGCTTGGAAGCGCAGAAACTGATTCACGATGAAATTGTTTGTAAGTTGTGCAAGGTACGAAAGGTAAACAATTCGGAAGAAGAACGGTACAGTGTAAGATGTGCCGTTTTTCTTTTGCATTAAAACTATAAATACTTATAGTTTTTTATTGACTTTTCTATAAAAAAGACTTATTATATAGACACCACATCTCATAAGTTTTTATAGAAAAAGCCTTTTTTTATAAGTTTCTATAACTTATACTTTGATATTACTATAAGTATCTATAATTGTCAATGCTTTTTCTATAATTTTCTATATTTTTTTATAGGGGGAATAGAATGACAGTTTTTGACAGAGTAAGGAACCTTTGTAATGAGAATGGAATCAAAATAAGTGAATTGGAAAGAATTCTAGGTATAGGAAAGAACGCATCGTATAAATGGAAAAAGTATAACCCTGCAAGCGACACTCTGTTCAAGCTATCCGAATACTTCGGTGTATCTACCGATTATATATTAACCGGGGAAGATAATGGAGTGTCTAAACAAAATTATTATTTTGACCAAGAGATAGCAACTATTGCACAGGAAATAGCAAGACATCCGGGCATGAAAACATTATTTGAAGCTTCTAGGAGTCTATCTGATGAAGATTTGCAGTATGTAAATGATTTAATCAAAAGATTCAATGATAAATAATAGGAGGTAACTATGGAAGAAAGAGTTAATATTATCTATCACCCTTTGCCGCTATCAATAAGGGGGTTCGTAACCCAAACATTCGACGATAACGGAGAACCATTTTACACCATCTGCTTGAATACCGCATTTAATGCAGAAGTGCAATATCGGACTTTCAGGCATGAGATCGCACATATTGCTCATAACGACTTCGACAGCGATATGCCAATCGGAGAGATTGAAGCTATTAGACATTTGATTTAGTATGGAGGTGTGAATAATGAAAAAGGCTTTATCATTTATTTTATCTGTTTTCATAACGATATCAATGACAACTCCAGCTTATGGATATGGGCTGGCAAAACCAAACATAACATACATAGAATCGGACGGAAACTGCGTTTACATTGAATGGACTAATATTTATGGCGCTGAAATATACAACGTATATCGTTCTGAAACTAACAAGTATGACTATGAATTTATAGACACAGCAACTAGCAATTCCTATTTTGATTCAAACGTAGAATATGGAAAAAGGTATTATTACCAAGTCCAAGGGGTGAGCACCACAAGTTTTAGTGATCCAAGTGATTCTAAATCTGCAAAAATTGTATGGACAGATAAGCATTTTCCAATCAACGATTTGGGCAGACCGGAACTTACTACATTTACGGACGAAGATCAGGACTGTATATGGCTTCTTTGGGATGAGATTGAGGGCGCGAACGCATACTTCATATATAGATCAACATCAAAAAACGGAACATACGAGTTGAAATATGTTGAAGATAAAAGCAGACCAATATTTGATAAAGACATTAAAAAGAATAAACGATACTATTACAAGGTTCAAGCCTTATATTTTGATGAAGAGAATGGGACTGTGCTCGGCGGGAAACCTAGTTTGTGGAGATCCGATATAATCACAAGCAAAAGAATTGTAAAAAAATCAACCAAAACTGTATCAAAGCCCGTTAGTCAAACAGTGTACGTCACAAGAACAGGTTCAAAATATCACCGATATGGTTGCCAGTATTTAAGGAAAAGTTGCTATTCTATGAGCAAATCTGATGCAAAAGCAAGAGGATATACAGCTTGTTCAAGGTGTTGGTAAGAGGAAAATAACATGGTACTGATGTATTTACGGAAGTCTCGGTCAGATAACCCATACGAGACTGTGGAAGAAGTGCTATCAAGGCATGAGACAATGCTTCAAGAATACGCAGAAAAAGCATATGGCTATCGAATTCCGGAAAGTCAAATTTATCGTGAGGTCGTATCCGGAGAAAAGATTCACACACGACCGGAAATGCAGATACTATTGAAACGAATTGAATCGTCTGACGTAAAATCTGTTTTGGTCGTTGACCCGCAGCGTCTTTCCAGGGGCGATTTAATGGACTGCGGTCGTTTGATGCAGGCGTTCAAATACAGCCGCACAACGATCGTTACACCAATGAAAATATTTGATTTATGGGATAAGTTTGACGAAAAGATGTTCCAAGACGAACTGCTACGCGGGCGTGATTACCTTGAATACGCGAAAGAAGTCATGGCGCGTGGGCGAAAACTGTCTGCATCAGAGGGTTGGTACCTTGGAAGCGTTCCGCCGTTTGGATATGACATTGATTACGTTATGGACGGCAAGCGTCGCAGAAAAACGCTGAAACCTAACCAAATAGAAGCACCAATAGTTGATAAAATTTTCTCTTGGTTCGTGGACCTAAAAATGTCCTTGTATGGAATTGCAGCTAAATTAAACAACATGGGAATAAAACCAAGAAAAGCAGAACATTTCTCAACAGATGCAGTCAGACACATTCTTTCGAATCCTATTTATATAGGTAAAATTTCAGTTGGACGACGTCCGATGGTTGAAAAACTGGTTGATGGGAAAGTGGTTGTATCACGTCCTAGGACTGCCCCACAAAGAATTTTTGATGGAAAACAGCCTGCGATCACACAAGAAGAAAGATTTTATGCTGCGCAGGAACGTCTCGGAAATCTTCCTAAAACAAAGATGGGCAAAGGGGTGACAAATCCTTTGGTAGGAATTCTAAAATGCAGCTGCGGTCGCGCTATGATATATCACCCAGGACGCGGTGAGGCAAGATTGATGTGCGCAAATCGAAGATACTGCGGATCACGTTCTGTTCCGTTTGAGGAAATATACAATGCCATCATAGATGCACTAAAAGAAAATGCAAGAGACTTTCAGATTAAAATTGACTCTGGGATTGACATCGCACTACAGAGATACAACGAAGAAGTTTCAGAAATAAAAGGAAATCTTCAAGAACTCGATGTGCAGCAAGAAAGATTGTTTTCGTTCCTAGAATCCGGAACGTACGACGAAATGACATTCCGGAAACGTAATTCTATTTTGATGGAAAAACAAGAAAAACTAAAAAAACAGTATGAAGAGATATTGGCTAACGAGCCGGAAACAATCGACTACAAAGAGAAAATCGGAACACTGTATCAAGCAATAGACGCAATGAAATCAGAGGAACTAACAGCAAAACAGAAGAACGATTTTCTAAAAAATATAATAGGCAGTATCGTCTATACTCAATTAGAAATATTAGACAATGGAACGAGGTGGGGGAAGAACCAGTACAGACTGGATATTTTTTTGAAAAATTGATCACCATGATATTGGAACATACGAATCTGTTCCATGATGATGGTTATATATTGACTTCAACAGAAAAACCACCAACAAACGGTGGTTTTTTCTGTGAAGTGTGTGTATACGTGAAAAGCACGTGTTTTATATACCTATTATATAGCAGATTCGTTTATGCGTCAAGAAAATACTTTGCTACTTTGTATTTCTTCCCATCAACGTCATTGATGAAGTTATCCGACATGCTGTAATAGAATTCTGTGTCTTCAGACATACCCACCATAGCCGCTGTGTCGCGATAATCGTTGTAGCACATATTCATCACCATGTACCATGAAACGCAATCAAAATCGCTTCTTTTTGCGCTTACAAATGAAGCGATTGTTTCTATCGACCATTTCTCGCCATACGGACGCATGTTTCTGACGATCTCTTTTGCCTTTTCATCGCAAATATGGTATGCAACTGCGCCAATTTCGTCCATGATACTTTCATAGCACGCAGGGTCATATCTTTTCAAGCGTTCCAGTCCGTTATTGATTGCATGGTGAACCCTATCCCATTTCGGCTCTTCCTTGCGCGAAATAAGACTAATCAATTCCATGTATTCCATTACTGAATCCTTTCTACCGTCACGATTGCGTTATTGACTGTGGCTGATGCAGACAGTCTGAACGACAACGCAGCTTCTGTTCCGATGTTGTTTCTTACAGCCCGCACAATATCCGTAACGTTGAGTGTGATAAGGTCTGTTGCCGCTGCCGATGTCGCCCCTGCCGCAGCACCTGGAATAGCAACGCCGTTGTTGTACATCTGCAAAGTAATGTTTCCGGTAGCTACACCAGTAATATTAAACATCGCGTCAATATCATACGCGCCGCATTTGTTTAGGTTGATGCGGTTATTCGTCATTGCTGTGTTGCAATTCGTATTGAATATGAGATTCAGCGGAATATCCGTTCCGGCTATTACTGCTGTCGCAGTTGTGATGTTTGCTTTTAACATTTTCATTCCTTTCCAAGACAACGGCGGGGAAACCCCGCCGATTCTTTAACCTATCGTTATACTAAAGTCGTCCCGGTCATTCCATTGCACCCATAGGCGATCGGTGCCATGTAATAACCATACGGATTCGTTTTCGGAATGCCGCATAATGCAGTCTGAAGCTGAAGCTGATTGATCTGGTTCTGCATATCAGCAATTCTGTTTCCAGTGATGGCATCTAAGATTTTCTGTGTCTGTTCTGTCGTGTTTGCATTGATTGCCGCGGTATTGATTGCACCATTGTAGTTTACGCCGTCAATCGCTCTCTGCGTCTCGCAGCAACACTGCGCAATCTGACTTTGTGTCGTGCCGAAGTTGCGAAGCGTTTCATAGCCAATATTGGAAAGTCCGTTCTGAAGACCCATGTAATCAGACTGCAAGCTGTCACCCAATCTACCGACTGTGTTGTCAAGGTTGTTGAAGTTCATAGCATTGCAAAGCCCTGCCTCTGTGACCGGAGAGCCTTTTGCCCCGCCGAAACCAAACCCGCCGCCACCGATGAGCAGAAGAATCAGCAAAGCGAAGATCCACAATCCGGAGCCGCCGCCACCGAGTACGTTTGTATCCTTGCCGGTAACTGCGCTGATGTCAGCTAAAGAATAATTTTCCATGATAATACTCCTTTTCTTTTATTTATAAAATTGCAATTTTATCGAAGCATGCCAAGAATCATATCGGGGTTTATGCCCATTTCGTTGCATTTCTGATAAAAAACCTCTTGTGGATTTTTACCGTTTACCATATCCATAACCTCTTTGATTCTTGGATCGTTCATTTGACTAAGCGCGGACATCGGGTCTTTTGCAGTCTGCATGATTTGTTTTATTTGACCGATTGCCGGTGCGATCTGTGTCATTTGTAAAATGGGATTCATTACTCTACCCCCTTATCTGTGAGAGACTTTTTTATTGTTTCGGATAGTTCCATAATCTGCGCTTTTAACTCGTCTAATTCCGCATGATTTACAACATCAGCTTTCGGCTCTTGCACTTCCACAAAATCAAAAGCCTTTACCGTAGAGAATCCGGAAGCGTCGGACGTTTTCAAATAGAATCTAGGTCTTGTAGAATCCATCAGTATGACTTGTTGGTTCGGGAAAAGATCGGAAGAGCGTCGTG